TCGACCTGAACGTGCTGACCGGGGAGCAGATCATCGCCGCCCTGCGCAACGGCGGGCGGCTCCACGCCCGGGTGAACACCGGCGCCGAGAACGCGCACGACCTGGTGTTCACCGACTGGGAAACCGGCTAAGCGCCGGCAGGCCCCGGCACCGACGTTGCCTTCACGGTCGCCGGCGGCACCTTCAGCGGCCCGTTGACCGACACGCCACCCATATGGGTGGCGGTCACGCCAAAATCTTTCTCCGCGAGAATCTCAGCGATCAGGCCCGCCAGTTCCTGCTCCAGCTCCGGCGAGCAGTCCCCCGCTGCGGTGATAGCCCAGACCATGGCAACCCTTCCCCGCTCAGTCCCGCAGGACGAGTAGCGCGACCACCGACATGGTGGCCGACCCTGATCCCGTGAAGGTCCACGAAAGCTGATACGCCTCGGCGTAACAGGGATCTACCACCACACGCTGAGGCACCGAGGTCACCCCCGTGACGGCCGCGAACGTGGTGCCGCTGTCGTTGAAGACCCCCGTCGCCGGATCACGTTCCAGCAGTTTCAGGGCCACGTTCGGGGCGCCGGAGGTCGCACTGCAGTCAATGTAGAGAACCGTGGCGTCCGCGGTAGCGAACTCGTAAAACTCCTGGCTGTTCCCGGTGGTAGTGATGACGTTCGAGGTGGCCTGCGACAGGCCGGTGATCCCGAGGACCTGCATCAGGTTAACCAGATGCTTGCGTGCCACCTTTACTCCATCGTCCCGCGGTACATGCCCACGTTCCAGAAGCGCCGGGTGGCCGACTGCGCCATGGCCAGCTCGGTCGAGAAGTGCATCATCTTGGCACCCGTGTCACCTACACCCTGGTACAGGGCGGTACCGGTCACACCGCTGGTGTAGACGGTCTCATTCACCTGGATGGACACGTACTGCTGAGTGGCAAAGTTCGCGATGATCTTGCAGTAGTTCCATCCGCCGGCGCGATCCCAGCTGCCCGCCACCGGATCCCAGGAATGCTGGCTATAGCCCGTGCGGGTTGCGAACCCCAGCGGCTGCCAGACAAAGCCTGCAGTCGAGGTTCCCGTCACGAACCAGTGCAGCTGATTGTCGTTGTTCCACACCCCGCCCGCAGGGAACATGCCGATAGCCAGCTGCGGCATCCACCGGGCCGCCCAGAACGACGAGCCATCCCGGTTATACAGGGACACCGAGAACACGGAAGTGGCCGAGGTGGCGGCGCTCTTGCTCGTCGGGCGGAACCAGACTTCGTGACCGAACTTCCCCGAGAACTGATCATCCAGCCTGCGCTTGAATACGACTCCCGAGGTGAGCGGCGAGCCGGTGGGGTTCGGGTTGGGGTTGTTGACCGCCATCACCGCCGTGCCGATAGTCGCGGTAGTCACCGACGCGGCCGGGGTTCCCGGGAGATTGACCACATTGACCCCAGAGAACGTGACCGTCCACGCCCCCGAACCCCCGGTGATGACCGCCGAGGTGTACGACAGGACATACGAGTTCCCGTCAGAGGTCGGCCCCGACGCCGACAGGCCGTTCAGCAGAATCCAGCCCGCCGCCTTCACCACAGGCGTCCCGGCCGACGTCGCCGTCCCGACAAGCGTCGAACTGGACGACGCCGTGATCGTCTGCGGTGAACCACCCAGAGTGAGCTGCTGATTGCCGCCCGTCGCTGACGCCGTGGACGAGTTGCCCTGCGGGTCCAGGCGGATAGTGGGCCGCCCGTTGAGCCGGATGTTGTGATCTACGGACGCGCTGCCGCACCCGTCATTGAACACCCCGAGAATCCCGGAGCTGAAATGCTCCTCAAACAGCACACGGCCCGAACTGCCCCGGGAAGGGGCAGCCGGGACCGGCTCACCCACAGCAACGACCTGCCGGTCCCCCTGCGGGTATGACCGGGTATCAACCACCGTCCCCGTGGAGTTCGGCGGTAGCTGAACAGCCATCCGGCCCCTTCCCTAGCGCCCCGGGTCAGCCAGGGCCATCGTTCACCGGGGCACCCGTGTCACCCAGCTCCTCAGGCGGCAGGCTCTCCCCCTTCGCCGGTGTACCCGGCGTCAGCCCGCCCGCCGGGTCACCAGTCAGCGCAGCGATAGTGGCCTGCACCGACGGCGACACCTGCTGCTGTGCCTTCATCTTGCTCATGACACGGGAGAAAGCGCCTGAGTGCGACGCCGGGTTGATCGACTGCATCCTGCCTCCTCTATCCGGGACCTGAACGATCAGGTCACGTAGCCACCCCACTGGGTGTACCGCTGGATCGACGTCGAAGCGTTCCACGTCACCTTGATCGCCACCGCAGCTGCGACACCGCCAGTGACCGAGAAGTCCGGCAGGATCTGCCCGAAGAAATACTGCAGCGGGTCCGCCGTGATGTTCGGGTACAGGTAGAAGTTCCGCGGGATGCCATCCGTGGCGCTGATGTAAGTCTGCGACGTGGCGTCGTCGTAGAAACCGGAGAAGTCCCCCGACGCGTCCGGCAGGCCGGCGACATAGATCAGGTTCTTGTCACCCATCGCGGTCACGTCAACCTTGTTCACCGCAAAGTTGACCGACCAGTCCGACAGGAAGGCAACCGGGGACGCCGCCGCGCTCACCCCCGCCGGCGCGGCGATACCAACATAAGCGATTCCATTGCGCGCTCTGTTACCTCCCGGCCGCAGCCGGGCGGGCAGGTCGTTTCCGCCTGCCTCTGCATGTCTCCATGCAGACCGGACTATATCTTCACCCGCGTGGGGTGCCACGTACATAGTCTCTGAACCTTCCCGTCGGCCCTTAACGGTCCAGGCGGGCTCGGCTGCTGATTGCCCCTCTGCTGGCAGCTTTTCGGCATTCACGCCCGGGCTTTCGCCCCACGTTGTAGCGCTGTCAGGTGACTCGGGTGTCCCAGCAATTCTCGCGGTTTACTCTGAAAGATCGCTCTCTCAGGCGGCCTGTTGACCGTGGATACGTGCCATGGTGCAGATTCACGCCCTTCCTTACTAGTGTATGCTAGGCATCATGCCTACCACTGAGGGCGTCTGCCCTTTTGGTGATCACCGGTTCGAGTACGAACTCAAACCGGGCCAGCGCCCGGTGTACTGCTCCCCGCAGCACGCGTGGAAGGCTTCAGCCCAGCGCCAGAAAGCCCGCAAAGCGGGCCTGGAGCGGAGAGTTTGCGGCCGGTGCAAGAAGAAGAAGCCCCGCGAGCAATTCGGCGGCCCAACGAATCCTTACTGCCGTCCCTGCCACACTGAATATGAGCGTGAACGCCGTCAGCTCAACGGCCAGCAGAACCCCGGATACACTCGCGCCCTTAATCTGCGTCGCTACGGCCTGACGCTGCAACAAGTGGAGATTATGCTCGCCAGCCAGAACGGCCGGTGCGCCATCTGCCGTACAGATGCTCCTGGCGGTCAAGGCTGGCACGTCGATCACGATCATTCCTGCTGCAATACCCGTAAAAAAAGCTGCGGCCGCTGCACGCGCGGGCTGCTGTGCTCGCGATGCAACATCGCGATCGGCAATCTGCGCGACGACCCGGTGATCATTCAAGCTGCCCTGGACTACGTCAGGCTTCATCACGATCGCATCGCGTGCATCCCGCCAGCGGCAAGCCGCGCCACCCAGCCCCTTCCGCGAAAGTTCACGAAGGACGTCACTTGAGCCGGTCTAGTATCTGCAGCAGCCGTCTGGCGTTGTTGTCGAAGGTGCGGTCCGCGACAGCTTCGCGGGCGTACTGGGCAGCGACTTCCCTGGCATCGTCATGCGCTAGCCACCAGCGGAGCTGCTGGGAGGCGTCCTGCGGGCCGTGGAAGACCGGCAGCTGCTTGAACAGCTCGTCACCTTCACCACGAGAGTCGCGCAGGTAAAACAGTCCCGTGGCAGCCATCTCAACCTCACGCGGGCCTATAGCCCACCCTTCACCGGCATGCTGATCCTCAGATTCCTGCCGGTAGATGTTGATGCCCGCCTTCGACGACCGGTACAGCTCCACGGTCTGGTCGTTGTCGAGGCATTCATCTTTCTCGGTGCACAGCATCGCGTTCAGGTGCGACTCGTCGGAGAGCGGCATCCAGTTCCCCGCCAGGATTGTCTCGATGCCTTTCAGGTCCATCTGCTCGAAGAACTCGATCCGGGAAGGGTAGCCGGTTCCGCTGAAGGATAGGTCACACGCCAGCCGGGGATCAGCCGGGCCGGGGTGATGCAGCGACGGCCGGTACGCGTGCGGCATGTACTCAGCCGGCATCCCCAGCGCCCGGTACTTCTCAATGTTCACCGGGTCGTTCAGCAGATTGACCGACGCGAACTGGGCCCTCTCCAGCTGCTCCTCATCCTGATATGGGGATTCAGTGTGCAGCAGCACGATCTTGTGCCCGCGGTTCTGCATGACCTCCAGCAGGCGCGAAGGCAGGAAGAACGAGGAGACCACTAGGACAACCTCAGGCCAGAACCGGTAACACGCCTCGAACACCCGTTCGGCAGCCAGACTGACCGCTGTCTCCCGGTCCATGGCCTGCCGCACCGCCGGGTGCCCCGCCTCGTCGTGCATCCCCGTCTCAACCAGCGCCGAGATGTAGAAGCTGAGACGGTCGTCGAGGTTATACGTCTCAACCTGCTGGCCCAGTGCGCGCAAGGACTCCACCCAGCCGGCATAGACATCCGCAACACTGAAGTTGGGACCCGGGTGAACTGCAAGCCAGCGCATCAGGCCGCCTGGATTCGGTAGGAATGCCCGTGCTCGTCAAAGACGGTGCTGCAGGCTTTCACCCGGCAGCACCACCAGCTGCAGTACGCCGACGTCGCGCAGTGCCGTTCCGGGCCTGAGATGCCACAGGAAGGACAGGACGGGCCGCTCTCAGCCATAACACCGCCACCGTAACCATGATATTCGTGCCGAAGTACTGGACACCAGCCCACTCCATAAGCCCGTACGTACTCACCGACGTGGGGATCGCCCAGGAGCACGCGCCGCTGAGCGTCGGATTTGCCCGCAGCACCGACAAGACCGACGTGCTGCTGGACTCATCGAGCAGGGCATCCAGTGCCGCCTGCGACGACGCATCCTCGGCGTACGTCACCAGCACCGGCACGCGGAAGTTGTAGTTCACCACGTCACCCAGCGCCACCCATTCGACGATCGACCCGGGTGACGGCATGACGACCGCCTGCGGAGGGTTCACCACCGAGATGTACGTGGGGCTGACCCGCAGCCCGGGGACCGCGGCGATGGTGTTCGCCAGCGCAACGCGGAGGGCACTCACTGACGCCATCAGCGCTCCTGCTGTTTATCCGGGTTCAGGGCCGCCAGCATCTGCTGAAGCAGATCCGCCTGGTCCTTGATCTGCCTGGTCAGCAGCGTGTTCTCCTTCAGCAGCCCGGCGAGCGCGGGCGGGTCGCCGTTGATGCGCCCGTTCAGCGGGATCGCCGGCATGGCTCCCGACGGCCTGTAGACGGCCATGGCAGCACTCATCGCGCCGTAGTCGGTGGCAAAGTTGGCGTAGAGGGAGTAGAGGAGCGTGATGAAGATGCCAGCCTTGAGCCAGATACCCGGCGCGAAGAGGAACAGCGCCACCACGGCCGGGAAGTTGACCAGCCAGTAGATAACCCCGTACAGGTGCACCCGGTACTGGGCGTGCGGGTTGGTCTCCAGATCCCCGATGAAGATTTTCAGCCAGCGGTGCCGCGGGATGCCCAGAACATGAATCTCCTCCATCCGGGCCCGCAGCGTCCGGACCTCGGTGAGAAGCTTCTCCCGGTCATCATCAGCATCGGCCATCAGATGCCGATAGCGCGGCGCGGGTGAACATAGGCGCACAGCAGATCCAGGGCCACGGCCATGCCGCTGGGCACCCGCACGTTACCGAACTCAGAGGCTCCGGCGATGCCAAAGGGCGCGTCCTTTAGCTTATAGAATTCCGCCGCCACTTGCAGAGTCGCCTGCCGCACCGCGAACGGCACCGCCGGCCACCCCCACGTCCCCGTGATCTGGATGCGGTCCAGCCGGCTGAACGGCCAGATGAACGGGAAGTATCTTCCCTGCCCCGCGAAGTTGATGGCCCGGATCACGCCCAGCGGCATCAGCTCACCAGAGTCGTACTGGTTGAAGTTGCTGCCCGTCTGCATCACCTGGAAGTCGGTGCCCTGAGTCCAGATGGTCTCGTAAACCCCGTCGCCGTCGTAGTCCACGGCCATGGCCGTGAGCGACACCAGGTCATCGATGTGCAGCTCATAGATGTTCTCCGGCACATACGTCCGGGTTTCGGTGCGCTGATAGAAGTGACGTCCGCA